GGCCCCTTAGAGGGGGTGGGGTGGGTGGGGGAGAAGGCCGCCAGGCGCGAGGGGGGTCACCCCCTCTGCGTAGGATAGGCACGGACCAATCTCCCATCTGAAAATAGAAATTTTGAATGAATTGGGGTTCGCAGATCGAAAATTTTGAATGAATTGGGGTTCGCAGATCGAAAATTTTGAATGAATTGGGGTTCGCAGATCGAAAATTTTGAACCGTCCTGATCAAAACTGACCGCTGATTTTTTGCGCTGATTTTCAAAATGTGAAATATGGGCTACCATCGCGCCCTATGACAGAGCTGCGCCGACTCGAGGCGTCGCCTCCAGCCAATCCGCTGGATGGTGGCGTCCTCATCACGTATCCTTCAGGCCACAGCCAGGCACTGCACTGGCGAAGTGACGGTCGCCTGATCCTGCCGACACGGGAAGCGGCCATGTCGTACTCGGCCAAGGCGCTACAGGCCTTGCTGGATGAGCGTCGAGTCGATGACGCCGAGCGCACGAACTGGGTCAGCACGACCGCCGCGATCGAGCGCATCATCAAGGACTTCAACGACATCCTGCGCGCCCACCTGGTCGAACGCGGGCCCACGACCCTGCCTCCAATCCAATGATGCCTGCCCTCATCAAGCCGGCGAGCGAAGCCTTTGCGCAGCACTATTGCGTCAGCGGGAACACGGCGAAAGCGGCAGATGCCGCCGGGATCAGCGCCGCGCTGGGCAAACAACTCCTTCGCCTGCCCGATGTGCAGAGCCGGATCATCGAACTCAACGAGGTGCAGTTCGCACACGTCGGCGTCACCGCGGAGACCGTCAAGGCTGAACTGGCCCGGATCGCTTTTGCCAGCGCCGCGGACCTGTTCGACAAGGACGGCAAGCTCATCCCCATCCATGAACTGCCCGACGATGTCGCGGCGACGATCACACAGATCGACGTCGAGATCATCAGGGGCAAGGACGGCAAGCCGAGGATGGAAATCAGGAAGGTCAAGCGGGCCGACAAGGGTGCGGCGCTGTCGGTCCTGGCCCGGCACTTCAAGGTCGTCGGGGACGAGGACGACGGGGTCAACCTACTCGCAAACGTGCTGGCCGATCGGCTCAACGACGCGAAGCAGCGCAGACTCAACCCCCGCGACGTCGAGGATGCGCAGATAATCGAGCCGCGGCGGATCGTGGACACGTCCGATGACGGGCAAGACTATCTCGATCAAGACGAGCCCACCCACGAGACCGCCGCGTCCACCATCCAGCAGGAGAGCAGCGATGAAGAAAGACTTTGGTAGGTTCACCCACGACGAAGATCCGATGGACGAGGTCGCCTTCCGGGCGCAGGCCACCGGCATCGGCCAGGGGCAGACGCAGAGCCGCTCGAGTGGGCTGGCGCGGTCGCAGCGCGTGGTCGACTCCATGCCCGACAAGCAGTACGCGGCGCTGCCGGTCGACAACGATGGCTACCCGCCCAAGTCGCCGGTCGACCCTCTCTGGCCCAGCACGTTCCCCTTCAGCCGCCGGGCGAACCCTTGAGCCGTGGGCGGCAAGGGCAGCGGCTGGTTCGGGCCCAAGCCGGCTGAGTGGAAGGCCCAGTACGCTGGGGCCGCGCTGGACGGCTTGCGGGGGTCGAAGCCTGGCGTCACAAACCGGTACAACAACTCTGAGCGCACCGTCATCCCCGGGCCAGGCGCAGGCTACGCCAGCGGACTCAGCAAGAGCATCTGGTGGGCAAAAGGAACCCAGATATCAAAACAGGACATGATCCCGGTGCACGTACAGACTCTGCGGGACACGTCGAAGATCCACCCCAAGGTCAGCGACTTCATGGACGAACTCGCCGACTACGAGGACGATCCGCTGGGCTTCGTGGAGTGGGCGTTCCCCTGGGGCAAGGGGATGCTCGAGGGGATGGAAGGCCCGGAGCAGTGGCAGCGCGAGCAGCTCATCCGCCTGGGTGAGCGCATCAAGGCCGGGGGCACCGAGGGCTGTGTCGTCGAGGAGGACACCACGGCGGGCCGCGGGGTCGGGAAGTCGGCCCTGGTGGCGTGGGTCTGCCTGTGGGCCATCAGCACGCACGCCGACACCCGCGGGGTCGTCACGGCGAACACGGACACCCAGCTTCGCACGAAGACCTGGGCCGAGCTGGGCAAGTGGTATCAGCTCTTCATCGGCCGCCAGATGTTCACCCTGACGGCAACGGCGCTGTACATCAAGGACGACCCCGACCGCGAGAAGACCTGGCGCATCGACGCGATACCGTGGAGCAAGCACAACGCGGAAGCGTTCAACGGCTTGCACAACCAGGGCAAGCGCATGCTCATCATCTTCGACGAGGCCTCGGCGATCGATGACCCCATCTGGGAAGGCACGGACGGTGCGCTGACCGACGGCAAGACGCAGATTTTCTGGCTGCGCTACGGCAACCCGACGCGCACCAGTGGCCGATTCTTCAAAAACTGCAGCCAGCCCAGGCGCAACACGGTCTCCCGCGTCGACGGCCGCACCGTGCGCTTCACGAACAAGGCCCTGATCGAGGACTGGATCCAGCAGTACGGCGAGGACGGCGACTTCGTGCGGGTGCACGTCAAGGGGATGTTCCCGCGCGCCGGCTTCAGCAACTTCATCAGCCCCGAGCTGGTCAACCAGGCGCGCCGGCGCCGGCTGGACCCCACGCTCTACCACGCCTACCAGAAGATCCTGTCGGTCGACCCCGCCCGGTTCGGTGACGACTCCAGCGTGATCACGCTGCGGCAAGGGCTCAAGGTGCACTTTCAGGTCAGCCTGTCGGGGTTCGACGGGCCCGACCTGGCCAGCCGCATCTTCGAGATCATCCGCAAGGAGGCTCCGATCGCCTGCATTGCCTACGACGCGATCGGCAACGGGGCTGATCTGGACTCGTCGCTGCGAAGAATGCCGGGACTTCCACCGCTGATTGCTGTACAGTGGGGACAGCCGGCCAAAGACTCCAAGCAATACTTCAACCAGCGGTCAGAGTGCTGGGGCAAGATGCGCGAGTTTCTCGAGCACGGTCAAGTCCCCGATGACGACGACCTGACAGATCAGCTCACGAGCCTGGACTACGGGTATAGCGGCACCTTCCAGATCCAGCTTCAAAGCAAGAAGGATCAGAAGAAGAACGGCGGGAAGAGCCCCGACAAGGCAGACAGCCTCGCGTTGAGCTTCGTCCCCGAACTGATCGACAGGAGGATCGTCACCGCGAAGGTGCGCCCCGTGGCGCGCCGTACTGTCGTCTGGTCGAGGACATAGGAAGCGGTAGAAAACGACCAGGCAAGAAAATGAAGTAGCCACCCACTTCGTCATAGTTGCATAATCCGCGCCATGCCAGCGAATCCTCTAGTCAGACAGTTGGGTCTCCAGCAGACACTGGAGCGAGACAAGGCGGCTATCCCGGAAGCCCGGGATCTGACACCGGAGGTGATCGAGACGGCGCTTGCCGGCCACGTCAAGCGGGCGTGGCAGCGCAACAAGCTCGCCAAGGTCCGCATCGACGTCAAGATGCTGAGTGACCTGCGCGCCAGGCGCGGGGTCTACAGCGCGGCGCAGGTCTCGACCATGCAGGCCGGCAACGGCGGCATGAACATCGTCTGGCACCCGCTCACGGAAGTCAAGTGCCGCGCGGCCTCGGCGTGGATACGCGAGATCGTGCTGCCCGTCGGCGAGCAGCCTTGGGGCGTCGATCCGACGCCGATCCCTGACCTTCCCAAGTCGATCAAGGTGGCCGTCGTCAGCAAGGCCATCAACGAGGCGCAGCAAGCCCTCGTGCAAGCCGGCCAGAACGGCGCGGTGATGTCCAAGGACGAGTTCCACGAACTGACAGTGCAGATCGGTGAGAAGCTGCGCGACGAGGCCGAGGATACGCTCACCAAGATAGCCGAGAAGCGCGCGAAGCGCATGGAGAGGCAGATCGCCGACCGGTTGGACGAAGGCAACTACGAACACGCGATGGACGCCTTCGTCGAGGACTTCGTGACGTACCCGGCAGCCATCCTCAAGGGACCGATCTACACCCGGCACCGCACGCTCAAGTGGAGCGCGGGGTTCAAACCGATCGTGTCGAACGACCCGCAGCAGACCTGGGAGCGGGTGAGTCCCTTCGATGTCTACCCCGCGCCGGTGAGCAAGTCACCGCAGCAGGGTGACTTCATCGAGCGAATCCGCTTCCGCCGCGACGAGATGTACAACCTGAAGGGCTTGCCCAACTACCAGGACGATCAGATCGACCTGGCACTGAGGGACTACACCAACGGGCACCTCGAGGGCTGGCTATGGACCGAGAGCGAGCGGCAGCGGCTCGAGCAAGAGACGCTCTACATGTGGTTGTCTCCCCCGGGGGTGATCGACGCGCTGAACTATTGGGGCAGCGTGCCGGGATGGAAGCTCATGTCGTGGGGTGTCGCGGGGGACATCGAGGAGACCCGCGAGTACGAATGCAACGTGTTGCTGTGTGGCCACTACGTACTCTACGCTGCGATCAACTCCGACCCCCTGCGCCAGCGCCCCTACCGCAAGGCCTGCTACGACGAGATCCCTGGAGCCTTCTGGGGGCGTTCGATCCCCGATCTGGCGGCTACCCCCCAGCAGATGTGCAACGCGATCGCCTGCGCCCTTGCAGACAACCTGGCGATAGCCTCTGGGCCGCAGGTCTGGGTGCACGCGGACCGCTTCGCGGACGGCGAGCAGTCGATGGAGATGTTCCCGTGGAAACTCTGGCAGTTGAAGTCAGACCCGACACAGGGGGTGAACCCAGGCATCGGCTTCTTCCAGCCCAACGACAACAGCGAGAAGTTGATGGCGACGCTGGAGCGGTGGGAGATCAGGGCGGATGACTCCACCGGCATCCCGCGCTACACCTACGGCAACGAGCGCGCCGGCGGCAGCGCGGACACGGCCACCGGCCTGTCCATGTTGATGAACAACGCCGCCAAGGGGCTTCGTCGCGCGATCGGCAACATCGACGCCAACGTGATCGCGCCCACCATCGGCGATACCTTCACGAACGAGATGCTCTACAACCCGGACGAGAGCATCAAGGGCGACAACATCGTCGTGCCGCGCGGTGCCGCGGCGATCCTGATTCGTGAGAGCGCGCAGCAGCGCCGGATCCAGTTCCTGACCATGACGGCGAACCCGATCGATGCTCAGATCATCACTGCCAAGTACCGCGCTGCGCTACTGCGCGAGACGGCGGCATCGATGGAACTGCCGGTGGACGAGGTCGTGCCGTCAGACGACGTCATCGATGCCCAGCAGCAAGCGATGCAAGAGTCGCAACAGCAAATGATCCAGTTGCAGCAGGGCGTCGAGCAGGCGAAGATGCAGCACGAGAAGGATCTCACCACAGCCAAGCTGGCGAACGAAACTGAACGCGAGACGATGCGGTTGAACACGAAGGCTGCCGAGAGCGACAAGGCATCGCAGACTTCGATCCTGTCGCAGATCGTCAAAGAGTCCGTTGCCGCTGCGTTGGCGCAGCAAGCGCAGACGAAAAAGAAAGTCAAGTTCAACTACGACGAGATGGGCGCAATCGCCGGCGCCGAAACCGAGTGACCCACTCACAAACCAGCAACGAGGGAAATACCATGAGCAAGCAAGTCAAGGGTGAGTACACCGTCTCGCATCTCCGTCCGATCCCGGAAAAGATGGTCGAGTTCATGCCCCTGTGGGACGCTCGGAACGCGGCCGCGGCCGCCGGCAACCGCGAGGAAGAAGATCGGCTCACCGCCGAGATGCGACCCCTGCAGTTCGAGGCCAGCGGCACCGAGACGTTCGAGAACCTGATCACCGATGTCGGGGCCAACGACATCCTCGACAAGTACCTGAAGGGCTCGACCTACACGCAGTCCATCGTGATGGGGCTCAAAGGTGCGGGCACCGTGCTGGCGGCCAACACGCAGACATCGCACGCGGGATGGACCGAACGCGGTGGCACGAACGCACCTGCGTACACGAGCAATCGCAAGGCTGTGACGATGGGCAGCGCGGCGTCACGGGTCAGCACGAGCCCGACGCAGGCCTTCGCGATCACCTCGGGCGGGGCGGTCGACGGCTGCTTCATCAACAACGGTGGCAGCGCGACGAAGGACGACACCACAGGTGTTCTGTTCTCGGCCGGCGACTTCACTGGCGGCGCGAAGACGGTCGCCAATCTCGACACGCTCAACGTGGTGTACACGCTGACGGCGACTTGAGAACCAGGCCATGACCTTCCCCACCAACACTGGCGACCCGCCGCTGAGTTTGAGTCAGACGTTCGTGCATATTCGGGCACTTGCCGGTGCCATCAAGCAGAACGCTGTCGCGCTCAAATCCCGCAGCCTTGCGGGGCCAGTGCCTGCTCCTGACGTGATGTACTACTGCACGGGGCTTGCAGGGCAGCGCGCTACGCTCGCTACGTTGGCTGCTACTCCGGGGTTGGCTGATTACGTCGCGACGTACTATCCAGCCGTTGATCTAGCTGCGGCGTACACCGCGATGATCACGCAGGTTGACGCGACGACTGCGTGGATGGTTGCGAACTTCCCGAAGGCTGGAAGCGGCGAGTTGTTGCTGGTGAAGTTCGCGAGTGACGGGTCGATCACGACCAACAGCTTCTCGACTGCAAACCTTGCCACGTTCCGCACCCAACTCGACTTGCTGATCGCGCAGATCGACTGACACCATGATCGCAACACCTGTCCTACCTCAGGCCCTCGGCACTGGCGACAGCCCGCAGTTCGCCGGGGTCAACATCGGCGCGGCGGCTGATACGACGATC